ATTCCCTACCCTAGAAAAGAAGATACTGTCACTTAATCGAGGTCAAACATACATATTCGGGTCACACGGGGAGTGTAAGATGTTCGGCCACAAGCTGAACCAGGAGATACGCGAGCGCTGTACGATCGCTAAGATAGATAAAGACATATCAGCTCACTGTCTACGCTACACAGCAGCCAAAGAAGCTGCTAAGCGTGGGTCTAATCTCGCATTCATTCAGAAGTTTCTGGGTCATAAATCGGCTAATACGACCTCAAAATACATCCAAGCGGACGAGGACGATGTGCGGTCAGTAGCGGGACGATTGAGCGTCAATGCAGATGCACATGATATGGACTACGCACGCGAAAGGATTAAAGCGCTACAAGACGAGCTTATGTTGAGCGGATTCTATGTCCAAGTACACAGTACAGACGATACTGTATCTTTCAGCGTCAATCGATAGCTATTGCATTTAATCGCTATCTCGTTTATAAAGTACTTACCAGACGTCCCCCACGTCACTACAAGCGGTCATGATATGACCAGCTCAGTTACTTTCTTCGCTGATAAGAAACACTTTCGAACTAGAGCGTCAGATAACGCTAATCTTCTTACATTTGAAACAGGAGAGTATCAAAAAGAGCAGGTACTCGAAGTGGTCAAGCTCCCAGACGATTGCATGTACAAAGTTACTGTTGAAGTGTCAGATGGAAAGGAGAGCGAATGAGACTATCTGATTTGCCTCGAAAGATCAAGGCTCCACCTTCGGATAGAGCTTTAATCAGCATGTATCCCAAGGTCGATTCCTTGGTAAGAGAGTACGAACTATCAGCGCATTTCTATCCAGGAACAATCAGAGCTGAATACGTTTATCAAAATAGAAAGACAAAAGATGTCATTGTCTTAGAGGATGAGCATGATTGTTGGCAGAACAGCGAGGAAGTTTTGGCAGGAAGACTTTTTAACAAAATACAAAAATATATTTAGATGATTATTCTCTACCCCTACAAAATCCCCTGTTCGTTTTGCGGTCAGGATGCGGTCTATTGTGGAGTTATAAAACTTTGCGCCACATGCTTTAGAAAGATCGTCAGAAGGAGGAGAAAATGAGCGATCTTGTAGCTCCAAATCCGCAACCACTTGCGACAGAAAAGATTGATTGGTCAAAAGATCAGGTAGCTCGAATGTGGATTGAAGCATCACTACGCCTCAGAACGGTAGAGCGACCAGAAATTATGCGGGAGGTTGCTGACGCGATGGGGAAGAAGCCAGCAGCGATTAAGGCATGGTTTTATCGTCATCTCGCACCTAACAACTTTGAGCAGTATTGGATGGATCGGTACCAGGCCCATTACAGAATGAGATTGGGTCCAAAGACATATGCGCGCATGAATGATCTTGTTGATAAGGAAAGGGACCTAGACAAGCTCGTCAATGTACTTGACCACATTGAAGGGAAACAAGAAGGACCAACAGTCCAGATCAATCAGTTTATAAAGACAGAAAAGGAGCAGTATGGCATTTGATCCAAAGACTGTCATCAGGTCATGTGGTAATTGCCATAACCCTATCCCTCGAAATGGCGCATGTTGGGCCCATTACAAGCGCAGGGTGTATTGTTCAACAAAATGTCAAAAGCATAATCTAAAGAAAAATACTTGGTCATATTTTGGACGAAAAGGGTATGAGGATGTTGGACCATATTCAATCACATGATTTATTCAAAATACCAGCGCTTTATTGAGGAGCGTCTATCAATCATCAACAAGTCAGGACAGGATGTGGCTTTTATGTTAAATGAGCCACAGAAAGCATTTATCACTAGAGCAACAGGCAAAGACATAATTCTGAAAGCTCGACAACAGGGATTCTCATCTCTAGTTGGTGCCATATTCCTCGCAGACTTTCTTCTGGATGAAAACTCGGTATCAATCGTGTTAGCTGACAATAGTGATAACGCTACAGGGCTTCTGGAAAAGGTAAAGTACTACCTTAAATCATACGAGGATAAGACAAAGATCAAAATCCCACTCAAGTACAACAGTAAGTATGAGCTGGTGAATGAGGCAATTAACACGCGGTATCAGATCGGTACCGCAGAGAATACAGAGTTTGGACGATCCAAGACGATCAAGAACCTTCACATGTCAGAGGCGGCATTTTATCCACATCTCAGAAAGATGATGGCCTCAGCACTTCAAGCGGTCAGGCCTGATGGACGAGTGGTCATAGAGACTACAGCTAATGGATTTAACGAGTTTAAGGACTTCTGGAACGAAAGCGAACGTGAAGAGACCGGATTTAACCCCCTCTTTTTTAAAGCGAGTGAGTTTTATGAGGCTGCATTCCTCGCACAAAAGAAAAAAGAGCTAGGAAACCTATATACACAGGAGTACCCTGAAACTCCACAAGAGGCATTTCTAGCGTCAGGTGATCTCTTTTTCAGTCGTGAAGCACTTACCTATTATCTTTCACTCCTATGATGAAGTTTTGTCGTGTGTGTGGTATCCGTATAGATAAACCGCTCAAATCGGGCCTTCCTTCTAAGGCTAAGTACAAGAATCAGAAAACGTGCAGTCCTAAATGCAGGTATACATACCTGAAAACAAACAAGATCGGATTCTTTAATCATTTACAGTTCAGCCATGCTCAATAAGTACAGAGAGCTACAGACAGGAGAGTTTATTGTTGTTGGTGGTGATACTGCATCGTCTGGTCAAGACTACACAGCCATACAGTTTGTATCTAAAACAAAACTTGATGTACCTTGGGTGTTTCATGTGCGAGAGTCAACTTCTACCGTATTACCGCCACTGGTTGAGGCGTTGGGTAAGATATTCGACATAACTGGCGTTAAACCAATGATTGCGCTTGAGCGACAAAACGGAGGGACATTTATCCTCGATCGGCTTGCAGCCCTCAACTACTTTGGAAAGTTTGATATATACAAGATGCACAATGTGGGCGAAGGTGACAGCGACCCTACAGATCGGATTGGATGGGATACAAACACAGCAACACGAGGTCCCATGCTTGCAGATCTCAAAAATGCTATAGACAGTAGGTCTTTGCGGATCTATCACAAGGAAACAGTCAATGAGCTCTTTTCTTTCATCATCAAAAACGGTAAGCCACAAGCAGAGTCCAATTCTCATGACGATTTGATTATGTCTCTGGCTATAGCATGGCAGCTCTATCAGAGGTGTAGTCCCGAAGTTTCATCGTTTGATTCTTCATACATTACTTATCAAAACAAATCACATGCAGATCAGTGGAGAATATAGCATCACCACCGTCAAGATTGAGAAAAAGAAAATATCATACAAAGGGATGACGGGCTTTTGGACGAAATGGGGAGGAGCGAGAGAGTCTGCATTTGGATCACAGCATGAGGTATTGCCCGATGTGTGGGTATGTCAATCATGCTCTAAAGATCAACCACTTGCTTTGGGTGCGTCTAAATACAACCTTGAAGGGGTGGGCTGGTTAAACGTGTGCGCAATGTGCAAACACAATGGGTGTCGAGAACTTTTGAAGCGTAGACGTTGCGAACCCTAATCTTCATCCGATAGGTTGACTTTATATGGCAAAACTAACTCCTGATGAAGTAGTGACACGACTTTCCTATCACTACTCGCTTGGAACCAACGAGATTGATACACGCATGACGCGCAAAAATGGATTCAATGACATTATTGATGCGTATATGGGTAGGCTTCCTTCAAATTGGCCCTATCTATCTGTGGTTACTGATCCTCGTATTCGCACAGTGATACTTGAGAAAACTGCACGATTACTCAATGCCAAGCTCCGTGGTCGTCTCGTACCTCGTGAGGGTGGCGACATTGTCAAGGCCAGAATCAACAATGCGCTCCTTGATTTTCAATGGGACAACGCTACCACGGGTGGATCCATGATCGAAAAAGTAGCAGCTCTCGATCAAACATGTCGTCTTTTTGGCGCAGCTTTTGCTCTGACATATTGGGATACCGAACGATCAACAAACGAAATGAAGGTTATGGATCAGCGCGATATATGGTGGGATGGATCAGCTACGCATCCTATGAACGCAGAATGGTGTCAGATTCGTGAATGGGCGAACGTAGAACAGCTCGAAGATAGGGGCTATGACGTTTCTAAAATCAAGACAGCTATCAAAAAGGGTGACTTGGATTCACAAAAACAAGATTCAGTACGAGTATCTAAAGTAAAGATGAATAAGAGTGTGGAAAATAGAGTAGGAGAAATTGATGATCCCGATGATCCAGTCTTTGAAGTGGTAACGGAATGGGCTCGAGACTACAAGCGAGTATTTATTCCTAAAATATCATTACTTCTTGAGGATTCAGAAAATCCATTTAAGCACGGGAAGATCCCCGTATCAATGCTCAGATACTACCCACTTGGTGATGATATATATGGAGAATCAGAAGTAGAGAGCGTCCTACCAATCCAAAGAGCGCTTAATGCTTTCTTGTGTGCAACCATTGATGAGGTAAACATATCAATGCGTCCTCCTCTTAAAATTGCGTCAACAGGCGTAAGAATTGATACGATAGTGTATGGTCCTTCTGCAAAGTGGATCATGCAAAATCCAAATCTTGTACAAGAGATGGCATTCAGTGGTCAGGCCCTATCAAACTTCCAGGTTGTCTATCCGTCACTTCTTTCAGCATTTAATACCGCAATGGGTGATTCATCGCTTGGCGTTTCCAATGGTGGAACCGGACGATATGACACTAAAACCGCAACAGAAGTGGCCTCACTTGAAAAGCAACAGAATAACAGAGATCAGTACAATCAACTATATCTGACCGAGTTTTTGAAGGATGTAATGATGATGTGGCTAGCAAATAACAAGCAATTCTTATTTGATGATAAATCTAAAGAGTGGCAAGTTGTAAAGATCCTTGGCAAAGACAATGTTGGCTACTACAAGCAAATGTTGCTTGACCAACAGGATATACCAGACTATGCAATGAAGCAGATAGCTCAAACTCTGCTCGATGCAGGTAGCCAGGTTAGCGATGCCCAGCTCAGGTCAATCGTGGCAGATGTTTCTGTACCTGTACATCCAATCATTATGAATCCAAAAGAGAAAGATCCCGCAAAGTTTGAGATCAAGTCAAAACTATCAGTATCAGATCAAGGTGATGAAGCAGACCTATACATGACCAGAGCAGATATGGATGGAGAGTTTGACTATATCCCAGATGTTTCATCAATGGCGGCTGGTGCATCACTTATGCAGAAGGCTGCACGTGAGAAGGCGATGCAGCTTGCATTCGATCCAAATACGGTTGCAATGCTCAAGGAGCAAGGTTATAAAATGCCTATCAAAGAATTATTAGTTTCAACGCTCGAAGATGCAGGCTTTAGAGACGCTGAATCCCAATTTGAGCAGTATGATACACCCGCCCAACCACAACCAACCACCGGAGCTGTCCCCCCAGGACAGGGAACTACTGGAGCAAGCCAACCTTTTGTTGGATCTACAAACCCACAAGGGATGGGCGCTGGTATTAGCAATGCTGTCACGCCTCAGTTCTAAAGATTACCCGACAATTGATACGAGTAGTCCAAAGGGACTTGTTGATGTGACCTTTGAGAAGATGATGCCTGCATATATCTTTTCTGTAGGTAAAACAAAGCTACTCGAAGAATTGCTTTTTGAAATGGCTCAACAACAAGCGGTTATCGATAATATTAAGCAGAAATTATCTACTAAACATGACCCAGCAGTTTGACCCAACCCCAGAAGTACAGGACAAGCCAAAGGTAGAGCTTCCTCTATCGTGGCATGAAGATAACATAAAACGATTTGGAGCAGAGACCTTTACTACCTCCGCGCCTCCACGATGTCAACATGAGTACTACAGACCAAATCCCAACGAGTTTAGATGCAGAAAATGTACCGCCGGATGGGTCGATAATGGTCGTATTCCGCTTCCTCCCTCTGCTACTTGATAACCCCCCGCCCTATCCCATAGGTTAGCACTAGATCACAGGTGATGCTCGCCTGATACAAATTGAGCAACAAACTTTTTCATATGGACCAGGATCAGTCCAAGGGCACAACAACAGAGGAAACTCTGATTAAATCGGCTGAAGTTCAACAGCCAGTACCAATGCCTAGTACAGAACAAACATCAGACAGTACTCCGGTAGCTGACACAGCGCCAGAGGAAGAGTTGAGTTTACCTGAAAACGCGTCCGAGAGAACGCGCGAACAGTTCGAGAAACTCAAAGCCAAATTGAGGGAAAAGGAAGAAGCTCTCAAAGCCAAGGAAGTGGTAACACCTCCAAAAGCCCCAGAGCCCGAGCCAGTGTCTCAATACGGAGAAAGTGTGTATTCGGCGTTTCGCCCAAGAGTGCCAGAGATAGCTCCGGTACCACAGGTTGATCCACGTCAATTCACCAATCTCAGTCCTCAACAGGTAGATACGATTCAACGATCTTTTGTCGATGACCAAGGAAACGTTGACGTTGCAGGTCTGAACCGAACGCTCCAAGAAGCGCAACAAAGAGCGATACAGGCTGAACAGTTTGCTCAAAAGGCAGTCCAATCAGTCGAAGCAAAGGTTAATGAGCGCTTTTCTCAAATGGAGGAGATGCGTGAAGTCCAAGAGGCTCACCAATCCCATCCAGAGCTTGATCCGAAAAACAGGGAGAAGTTCAATCCCCAGCTTTTCGAGCTTGTTAGAGATCGCATCTTACGCAATATGTACGAGGGCAAAAAACAGCCTCTTGCACAAGTTGCCGCGGAGATGAAGAAATTCGTTGTTGATAAGCCGAAGGAAACTCCACAAGAGACACCAGAGGACCCAGCAAAGAAGCAAGCTATAAAGAATCAAGCGCCTCTATCTGTAGGGAAAGCAGGTCAAAGGATTTCAGGGGCAGAACTCGATGATTTAAGACGTCGAACCCGAGAAGGAGACGGAGACGCACTAGGCGAAAGACTGAAGCGTCTTGGTATTTAACATTTAACATTTTTTATTATGGCCCTTTATACATACGATGATTCAAGTCGTCGTGAAGATCTGCTTGGCGTCATACGTGACGTATCACCAGCAGCTTCAAACTACTTGGTCACAAAACTAGGTAAAAGCACTGCGTATAACACAGTCCACGAATGGCCTGTCCGAAACATTTCACGATACACTTCTGACCAGTCTGTTGCTGAGGGAAACCCAGCAGCCGAACCAGTTGGATCAGCTCCTACCCGAAGCAATAACTTTACTGCTATTGTTCAATTGGGTGTGAAGGTATCTGGTACTGAGCAGGCTATTCGCCGCGCAGTCAATGGTAGCGCTCTTGACGATGAGAAGAAAGTCAAACTCATCCAAATGAAAGCTGCTATGGAATGGATTTTGATTAACGGTGCGAAAGCTTCTGGAGCATCCGGAACCGCTAGAACAACCGCAGGACTTGTTGGAGTTATTTCCACCAATCTTACTGCTCGTCTTTCTGGTACTTCGATGTCTACCACAGAGCTTGAAGATATTTTGCAAAACTCTTGGGATGCAGTCGGTGATGGCTTTGTAGCTGACACCATACTCTGTCCTATGGGTATCAAGCGAAAGATCGCAGGATTTACGACCGGAGTCACTCGTTATACCAATGAGAAAGACCTGATCGTGAATAACGTTGCTATCTATGAGTCTTCATCGGGTGTTGTCAAGATCGTCCCACATAAGGACGTCCGCAATGCTGGTGGATCAACTCACGTGATTGCAATCCGTGAAGAGTTCTTTAAGATGGCCTTCCTACAAGGACGAGAGCCAGCTTATAACGAGCTCGCAACAACTGGAGACTTTACATTCGGTCAATATGTGACTGAAATGTGTCTCGAGTCACAGGCTGAAAGAGCCAGCGTGGTCCGCACGGGCTATGCTCTGCTTGGTTAATATCCAATCAGTGGATTTCCCCCCTTCACCGGGGGGATTTTTTTGTATCTTGACAATGAAATATCTTCCGATAGGTTGCCCTATAGATGGATACTACACTCGATCCAGCTCTTGATTACGTACCTTACGAGAAGGAGTTAGTTGGATTTGTGGACGCTGCAGTTGCAATGGCAAGCGCACTCAAGACAAACAAGACAATACAGTCAGAAAATGATTGGAAAGTAGCCGAGTTTCTATACAAAGGCTGGAAAACACTCTACACAGAACACGCAAACGAGTTTGAAAAGCACATGAGTATTATCCGTGCTATTTCAGTTCAAAACGGTGTATCAAAAGAAAAGGGAGGGGCTCAGATTCAAGCACAGATGGAAGTCCCTCAAAAACTCTACCAGATGTTGTCCGCATTTTTTCCCTACCAGATATGGGATAAGAAGTTTGTAAGGGAGTTTTCCAAAAGATTTCCTCAATTAAAGAGTTCAAATGCAAAGTTATGAAAATACTGCTCACTGCTATATTCAAAGACGACACAGAGATAGAAATGGCCGAACGGATGCTTTCATCATTCATGCCGCAAGTTGACGGACTGTGTGCAGCAATAACTGGAACAGGTGAACATAAACTACTTGAAAAACTCCTTACAGAATACAAAGCAACGTATGTAGTAACTACCCCGGAGTCACACCCTCAAATCTATCATGAAGGCAAGTTTGCTAACTTCGCTGCTGCACGAAATGTGACTTTTGATCTTGCCGATAAACAGGAAGGGTACGACTGGTATCTATGGGCTGATGTAGACGACATTTTAACTACACAGAATGAGCTTAGAGCTGTCGCAAAAGAAGCGTTGAAAATGAAGATGGATACGGTATTTTTCACCTATTGGTACTCAGTAGCATTGGATGAAAAGAATGAGTTTAACGAGTCTAGTGTAGTTATTGACCACCTACGAGAAAGACTACTCAGACCAAAGGTATTCAAATGGGTATCGAGACTGCACGAGGTAGCAGTGCCAAAGGATGATGCGTACAAACCTACTCATACGCTATATGAGTTTGATCGAAAGAAAGGTCAAACACTTGCTTGGGCGCATCTCACGACACAAGACAGACAGCTTGATACGGGTGAGCGAAATGCCATGATATTGAAACTACAGATAGAAGATGAGAAGGGCAAAGACCCACGGACACTCTTTTATCTTGCAAAAACATACTTTGACATGAATGATCCGAAGAAACACCCCGAAATACATGAATTGATTGATAAATATCTGGTTATGTCAGGTTGGTCAGAAGAGCGAGCTAATGCGCTAGAATACAAGGCAGATACATATATAAAGGACGAGAAGTACCAGGATGCAGTTGATTGTATGCTCAAAGCGCTCGATCAGTATCCAAATCACATCTCTGTAGTCCTCAAGCTATCCAAAACATATAGCCTGATGAATGAGCATGACAAAGCAAAGCATTGGCTGAATGTTGCATTAAGAATGGATGCGCCAAAGACACGCACTACGATAGGCAATCCCGCTTCTATTAAGTACCTTGCAGCAATACTTAAGTACAACGAATGTATTAGAGAACAAAAGCTCAGAGATGCTATCTATTGGCTCAAGGTAAAAAATAGCATTGTCAAATCCGAAGATGACGGGATGATAAAGACGCTTGAGGAAGCTGTACTTATGAATGATATGGCGATCAATGTATTCAACTATGCAAAATGGTTGAAAATGATTGGGCGCGCAGAAAAGATCAGACCTCTACTTGAGTCATTACCTCCTGAACTTGGACGAGAGCCATTTGCTGCTCATATTGCTAATGAGATAAATGAGCCTAAGACATGGCCGGACAAATCAATCGTGTACTGTGCGTCATGGGGAGCAGACCACTTTGAGGGATGGTCACCAAAAAATATGGAGACAGGTATTGGCGGATCAGAGACAGCCATAATTGAATTGTCGAAACGATGGGCGAAGGCTGGTTATGACGTGACGGTATATGGCGATCCTCGAGAGGATGCGGGCGACTATGAGGGTGTTCACTTTAGACCATATTACGAAATCAACTGGAAGGACACGTTTGACACGATCATTATCTGGAGACTACCACAATTGCTGGATCAAGACATAAAAGCAAAGCGGATACTCTATGACGCTCACGATGTTGAGTCGCAGGTAAATTGGACGGATGGAAGAATGGCTAAGATCTCAAAGGCATTTTTCAAGAGTAACTATCACCGATCAATGGTGCCAAAGATGCCGGATAGCAAGGCTGTTGTCGTTAGTAATGGAATAAATCTATGAAGCACACCAAAGTATTCTATGGATCATCATATGATCGAGGACTACAACATCTTTTGAAGATGTGGCCAAAGGTGCTTGAGGCTGTGCCGAATGCGGAGCTGCATATATGCTACGGATGGGACTTATTTGACAAGATTTTCAATGACAACCCGGAGCGAAAGATGTGGAAAGCAAAGATCAATAAGCTCATGGACCAAAAAGGGATAGTACATCATGGACGACTTGGCAAAAAAGAGCTACAAAAGGTAAGAAAAGAATGTGGAGTATGGGCCTACCCTACTCATTTCCAGGAAATAAACTGTATCACCGCTCTTGAGGCTCAAAATGATGGCCTAGTGCCCGTCACGATGGACTTTGCAGCGTTAAAAGAGACAGTACATGGTGGAACTAAAGTAGATGGAGATATATATGAAACGGAAATACAGGATGAATACGTAAAAGCTCTTGTTGCATGGATGACTGATGAGAAAAGGTGGGAAAAAGAGTCGCAAGATGTCAAAGGCAAGGTGCAAAACTATTCATGGGACATTATCAGTGATGAGTGGCTTAAACATGTCAAGTAAACCAAAATTAGCCTTTGTGTATCATCATCTCAACCCTGAAATATGGATGGATGGGCTATCTCATGCACTGGACTTACTCGAAGAGGACTTTGAACTGATTAGATTGAACATAGCGCAGTATAAATTATGGTACCACGAGCTTGAGAATCAAGACTTCATACTTGGATGGGGTGCATTTAATAGCCCTGTCGATAAAGCACTCGCTGGAGTTGATCGATTTCCAACTGGAAAAGCAAAAATGGGCTTATGTATCGCGGGTGTGGGGATAGATAAAGAGTCTGCAGCGCTCTATGACGTGCTTTTCTATGAAACAAAGTGGTACAGACCATACATAGAGTGGCATGACAATATCGTCCATGCGTTTGGGGTCAATACGGATATTTTCTTTAAGATGGATCTACCAACTCCGATAGTGTGGGACTACATCGGGGCAGGATCATTTGCGTCATGGAAAAGGTGGGAAAGAATGAAAGCAAAGAGTGGTAATCGATTGGTGGTCGGACAGTATCAGAACCTAAACGAAGAAGAATCACTTGCTATAGTGCGGGATTTGGTCAAAAACGGAGTGATGGTCTCAAACGAGGTTGACCCATTTAAGCTGTCTACACTCATGAGCTATGCACGCACAGCATATATCCCATCATCAATCATTGGCGGAGGTGAGCGGTTTCTGCTCGAAGCTCGCGCATGTGGGCTACAAGTCGAGATCGAAGAAGACAATCTAAAGCTCAGGGAGCTCCTTGATGGGCCTATTTATGACCACCACTACTACGCTAAAAAGCTAAAAGAAGGGATTTTATCTGTATTATGAAACTCTGTCTTGGTGTTGGCCCATTTCCGATACATCCTCAGCACCTAGAGGTGATGACTGATCTGTCAGAGTGGACTCTTGTTGATCTACACGTCAAAGATAGTCGCATAACAAATTGGGACGCGACAAAGCTCCCACTTGAAAATGAAACAGTAGACACGATATACGCATCTCATTTGCTCGAACACATACCACACGTTGAGGTGCCTCACGTGCTCAGGCACTGGTACAGGCTACTAAAACCAGGGGGAAGTCTGATCCTAAACGTGCCAAACTTACTTTGGGCACTGCACAGGGTCGAAGAATATGAGACTGGTGTACCTCTAGATGGCTACTACTACGACTGGAAGGGTGAGCATGGGATACTTTCGGTCATATTTGGATCACAATCTCACGAAGGCGAGTACCACAAATCTGCTTTTACTCCCCTATCTCTTAAGATGCAGCTCATTGATACTGGATTTGAAAGTGTAAACATAAAGTCATACGTTGACGGTCATGACATGGGAATACTATTTGCCAAAGCAATAAAATGAATATACTCGTTACCGGCGGTGCAGGATTTATCGGATCACACCTTGTGGATAGGTTAATTGATGAGGGGCATACGGTAACTGTATTTGATGACCTGTCTGGAGGGTATCTAAAAAATGTTAATCCACAAGCAACGTTCATCGAGATAGACTGTCGCAACAGCATGGAGGTTGATGCGTCATTCAAAGGATTTGATGTGGTGTATCATCTTGCTGCTAATGCAGCAGAGAATAAAGCTCAATACGCACCTGTTGATGTAACCTCACGAGGATACCAAGCGTCAATCAATGTGCTTGCATCTGCAATACGTCACCAAGTAAAGAAGTTCATATTTACTTCATCAATCGCTGTCTATGGTCATGGCCAAACACCATTCAAAGAATCAGACAAACCAGTACCCGAAGATCTGTACGGTATCGGCAAGTTAGCATTTGAAGAGTCTCTGAAAGTCATGGCAAAGGTGCATAATTTTGAGTACGTAATACTCAGACCTCATAATGTATATGGTCCGCGACAAAACATGTCCGATCCTTTCCGAAATGTGGTGACTATATTCATGAATGCTATTTTGAAAGACAAGCCATATGTACTATACGGTCACGGACTTATGACGCGTTGTTTTACATACATAGACGACATTACCGAGTGTCTATATCAATCTTTAAACCTTTCAAACATAACTCTTAATATAGGATCATCGGTACCTACTACCATATTTGATTTATCTACACTCATACAAAAGATCTCAGGAGGACACGTACCGCCGCAATTCTTACCTGCTCGGCCACAAGAAGTCATGCACGCAGTATCAGATCACACGCTATCACATAAGCATCTCAAATACACAGAAACGGAGCTAAGTGACGGTCTAAAAAAGACTTGGAAGTGGGTCGAATCAATAGGGCCTGTGGAAACAAAATATGACAAGCTAGAAATACTCAATAATTTACCATCTAATTGGAAGTAAAATATGAACGAAATACGAGAGAAGTTTCGAGGCGAGATGTATAACTTTTCTGGTGATGGAAAGATACATCTTGGTCAAAATGTATCTATCAGACCATATACGTCTATAACTTGTTTTAGTAAAGTCACCATAGGAGATCATACCGTCATAGGCCCAGGCGTAGGCATATTTGACTTTGAGCATGATTATGAGGATTTACACAACATAGGTGCAGTAGGCAAAGTGTCACCGATTACCATAGGTAAATACTGCATGATAGGAGCAAACTCAGTCATTCTCAGTGGCGTAGAGATCGGAGACTATTCAATCGTTGGCGCGGGCAGTGTAGTAACAAAGTCATTTCCATCTAAATCAGTTATAGTCGGAAATCCGGCAAGATTAGTAAAAACAAGAGTATGAAAACATCAATAATCATCCCCTACATGGAGAGCTACCCCGAAAAAAGGGATATGCTCAAGTCTACCGTGGCAAGTTTCACTGGTGCAGATGAGGTGATAATCGTATCTAACTGGAAAGAGGGATATGCAAAGCCAATAAACAAAGGTTTGGCAATAGCAAAAGGTGACTTTCTGATCGTTATGAACGATGATCTGGTATGGGATGGTGGCTCACTCAAGCGATTGTGTGATGAAAGCGCTGTCGTATCCCCTATCGTTAACGGAAAATCACAGGCTTTTTGGGGGTGTGCCTTCTGTATGCCGCGATGGGTATATGAAAAGACAGGCGGTCTTGATGAACGATATTGAATATCCTATTTTGATGATGACGACTTTTGGATGACCCTGAAAAAGCTCGAAATACCCCACTATTGCAGCTCCGAGGTCTCACTTACTACCAAGGGAGGTCAAACGCTCGATAAAATGGAAGATAGGAATGAGTTTTTTGAGGAAAATAGGCAGAAGTTTATGGATAAGTGGGGTGTATCGCCATGAAGCCTGCTTTATTGTTTAACTACGATTATGCAATGACCCCATTTTCATATCGTCAACCGTGGAGCCCTGCTTTTCAAATACAAGAGGCATTGAGAGAGTATTTTGATGTGTATAGACGAGATGAAATAAACCTTTCAAGCGCAGATTTTGTCTTTAACGCTGCACCGATAGTCGCAGATGGCGGACAAGGCATGGATCTGTTTCTGAAAGGTAAGAAGACCGGGTGGTGGGATATATTACCTCTGGAGCATATAGACAAGCAGTATTTTGATCGATGCGATGTAGTTTTCTACAATACACCTTCTTTTGCAGAAGAATACCCACAGAATAAGCGCGTATTGCTTTTGGAAGCTGTGGATACGTGGGGATACTACAGACAACCGGCAAGTTTAGATTATGAGGTGGGATTTCTCGGGAGTGAAGTCACGGGCTACAGAAAGGATCTGCTCGATACGTTGTCTAAAAAATACAAAATGTTGCGGGGCCAAATGGAGATGGGGCCCATATCATCACGTGAGCTGTCTAGATGTAAGCTCGTATTATCGATACAGGACTATTGGGAAAAGAACGCATATATTGAAAGAAGAACATTCACGTTTGGCAATGTTCGACCGATATTGGTACATATAAACCCAGATTACAGATCTGTTGGCGATCCGTATCTGGACTATATCCCCTATACCGATGTGAGTTCGCTCATAAGTCAAATTGACTATTATCTTGCTCATGACAAAGAGCGCGAGCAGATCGGAAATAACATGATCGCAAACCTAAGAGAGAACCACACAAACCAAATACGAGCGAAAACCGTTTACAAAGCATTTTGCTCACTATGATCTCGATCATTACACCGACTGTGCGACCAGAAGGGCTAGAGCTAGTCAAAAAAGCCCTCAAAAAGCAGACGTACGCTGACTATGAGTGGATAGTTGTATCACCAGAAGGAGAGCGAGCGCCTGGTGATGTGTGGACGTTGAACAAAGACTATAATAGGGCTATACGACAATCCAAGGGTGATCTAATAGTCTCTTGGCAGGACTATACATCTGCACCTCCTGATACGCTCGAACGATTTTACACACATTTTGAGCTTGAACCAAAGACCATAGTCACTGCAGTAGGAAACAAGTACAGTGATGATACATTTTCGGTGGTTACGTGGCAAGATCCGCGTATACGCTCAGACCAAGGCACGTTTTATCCGTGTTTCTGGAACGATATTGAGTTCAATCTGTGTGCGGTCTCACGTCGTGCGCTGTATGACGTGGGAGGATTTGATGAATCTATGGATACAAGATTCGGATATGATGGATTTTCAGTCCTAGATAGGCTCAATAGAGTAGGTGGGTATGATTTTAAGATCGATCAGTCCATCAGATCATACTCGACTGAACACGGTAGACCGCCAAAATGGGACGAAAACAGCTGGCAGCACCACTACTCAGAAAAAAGCATTGAGTATGTAGTCAATCCGCGACTCGCTTATTTAGTATAGATTGAATACCCTCCTTCTGATCTCATAGGTTGATCATATATGAGATATACACTCGCCGATGCACTCGAAGATGTTGCATCATTCATCAATCAAGATCCAAGTCAAGTTACTGGTACTGATTTGACCTCTCAAGCAAACTTGATAAGGCAAGCAGAATCAGAATGGGCCGACTACTATCAGTGGTCTCAGCTCAGACAACCATACGTTTTGCCAATAGCAGCGTCAATGGCTTCTGTGGGTCTTCCAAATAACTTCAAAAAGGCAATGTCACCTATGTATGACGTAGCCAACAATCAGGTATACATGGAAATCCGACCAGAGGAACGTTTTACCCAAGATACTGCAAGCAAATATTTCTGTATTTTTGGGAATGATCCGGCAGGTAAATATATGTTGATCAATCCTGCTGCTGGATCTGGTGCATCTCTCATGTTTGACTATCAGTTTGCTCCATCAGCCGCAGCTACGCTCACTAACTACATGAATTGTCCGTCACGTCCGTTTATAGCCGCTCGAACCATCTCAAAGATACTTGAGGCTCGATCTGATCCACGGTATCCGATCAAAAAAGCAGAATCAGATGGATATTTGGACGGATTAGTTGAAGAAGAAGCCTCACCAAGCGGAGCAGAGACAGGAGAAGTAAAAAACTATTACAAGCGTAGTTCTTTTCGTATAGGAGCATAATATGACTGGCTTCAACAAACGACCACCACGATTCGTCCCTCAAAAGGACATGGAGCTCAACTGGGATACATTCTCAGGTGGATGGAATAACCTTTTCAAGCCCACAGAGCTACAACCTAATGAGCTTGCACAGGCAGACAACCTCATGTTGATCGGTAAAGGCACACCTACAGGACGATGGGGATCTACTAAGTATTTTCTTGCTGGTACAGGGCAAGTAAGAGGGCTTGGAGCGTATTACAACTCATACGCTTCACAAAACTTTCTATTAGCACTTACTGACTCAGGTCTTTTAGTGAAGAAAAATGGAGCGTCATATACTGCCATAACCGGAGCCTCGTTTGCTTCTGGTCAAACCGTACAGATGACGCAGCTAGGCAATAAAACATACTTCGTATCCCCCACTACCAATCTAGTCAAGTTTGATGGGACTAGTCTGATTCCATACACTGCTATCAATGCTCCAGGGAGTGTCACTGCATCGATGCTGTCATTTGCATCAGGGTATACCACGTGGTCATGGATCGTTACCACAAATGGACTTACTGGGGAAACGATAGGCTCAACAGCCAAAACGCTCGCCTCACTCCCACTCGATCTGACTAAAACATCTGTCTTTGTAGCTTGGGCTCCTGCATCATCAGCTCCTTCTACCATTACGGGATTTACCATATACAGAGGACTACCAGGAAATGAGACACTACTTTCGGGCGTTGGACCAACCCAAAACACATATATTGATACTGGTGGAGCTACTTCTGACATCGCATTTCCTCCGCTCACAAATCAAACATCAGGGCCAATGGGAAAATATATCTTGAGATTTAATGATAGGTTGGTCATAGCGGGCATTCCTACAGATCCGACTAAAATACTTATTTCAGCTCGGTACCCTGACCATGATAAGTTTACTGCTATAGATGGTGGCGGATACTGTCTCATTTCGCCTGACGATGGGGATGACATCACTGGGCTTGGTATGTCAAACATACAAACGACCAGCCCGCTCATTGTGGTTTATAAACGCAACTCCACGCACGTTGTAAGCCTTGATACCATCACACTAGGTAGTTTCACAATTCTTGATCCACACGTATATATACAGTCATCAAGCGTGGGAGCATCATCAGGAAATACAGTCGTAGCAGTTGAAAATGATACGTATGCTTTCGGGAACAAGGGACTTTACTCAACAGGACAGATGGCGCAATTCCTCAATCAAGTCCGATCAAACGAAATATCGGCGCGTGTCCGCACGTATGTACAAAGCCTATCAGAAGCAGACAAGAATGGAGCATCAGCAGCATACATCGACTATAAATACATCATTTCTTTTCCTGTCGTCAAAGAAACACTTATATTTGATGTTCAAAGAGGTGCATTTATGGGGCCTTGGAAGACTCCATTTGGCATAACCAAGTGGTTGCGATATTTCGACAGTACGGGTGCGGAGAAGTACTTAGCGGGTCGTGATGATGCTTATGTAACAGAGTTTTCAAGTGCGTACATTACAGACGATGGTACTGCTATAGCAAAACTTGGACGCACAAAGAAAGAGGATCTTGGATCGTGGAATATGATGAAGATACTCAAATACTTCTATTTCTTACTCCGCAACGTACGTGGTAGTGTAACAGTCAACCTCCGTATTGAAGAAAGGTCTGGTAACACGATCACAACCAAAACAGCCACGATCACCTCTGATCTTGGCAATGGTGGATGGGGATCTGACCAGTGGGGATCACAACAGTTCGGTCAAACATCAGCAACGATCACGGTGACTGGAGACGAGCTTGCACGATTTGCACAGATATATAAACAAATGCGAGTAGTTCAGGTGGAGTTTTCAGCAGATGGAGCCAACTCACAGTTTGAGTTCCTTGGTATCCGTATGACCGCATCATCACTCGGTCCGTCCTCACTCCCATCGAGCTTGAAGGTTTAACCTTTGTCTATTCATCTATCAACTTTGGCAGAGACTACAAAATAGCAAGCATGAAATGCCCCCGATGTGTCTGCGTTCGTTGGCACGACAGATTCTACGCGGATAGTATCTCCTGTATTAATTATGCTGTAAAAGGTCACGTATTGAGTATCAATAACATTGTCGCCATCTTCACAATCAGACTGATTCTTAACAAAGGTGATTTTAAGTGTGGGATCAAAAATCCTTACAGGGGAATTATTTCTTATGGTAGCGTGGATAGTTGGATTGGGCACATAATATGTATTGCCCGTCATGCTCACGTTCTCTGTAGTCACCAATGAAATATCAGACAGATTTGGATATTGTGCTCTATTAATCTTTGTCTGTTTGTCAACCTCCTGAAGACAAATCTCCGCTCTTTCATTAGATCCAAGTTTCACGCAGTCTTCTATGGTTAGATTCCTAGTCTGATTTTGGTTGCTTGATGAACTATTAAGCAACACAAAAAGGACCACAAGTATTGAAACGATGAAAAATATTCTCCACTTTGTCAGGTGAATAATCATTTTGGTGTCGCAAACAACTGAACACAATAGTACCCCTTACACTTAATACATGTCAAGGGCCTATCTCTACGTAGATTTGCTTCATGAGATGCGGAGTGTAGCCACCAATCAAGCATAAGTTCAGGTGACCAGTTTCTAGCAAGATTTTCAGAAAATCCTTCGTACGTATTAAATAACTCTGATTTATATTTCCATATTCCATCATGACTCATGTCATTTTTTTCTGTAAATATCTCATCGGCTCGTTTCTTTGCAAAGGTACATAGTAGGGGGTCTACCGTATACGTCTTGAGCTTTTGTGACTGTCTCCAGTCTTGAATAATGCTCAAAAGTTTCGATTCGGATAATGACTCTACGCCCTTGTCCATGTAGGTAAATCCTCTCGGCACTTTCACAGGAAGCGTTGAAAGATAACGCCCATAAAGCAGTAGAGAGAAAGATCCTACAACAAATAGAACAAATAGCAGTAAAGCTAACTTTTTCATATTTCTGATTGTACACCTTGAATACCCTTTATCCAATCTCATAGGTTGCCTATATATGGCAACGACTCCAGAACCAACATACTCACCGTATCCAGCACCAACACCGTACATCAACCAGCCAAATGTGCCTGGATATTCCACATCTCAAGCAATACAGCAACAGAACGCAAAGCCGTATGGACCATATATACCGCAAGGTTTCACTGCCAATCCATACTACTCGCAAGGTGGGAGTAATCCACAGTATGCAAGCCCAGCTGACATAAAAGCAGTCCAGCAGCAATCATCACAGCCGTATCAATCACAGATTGCTAGATTCACAACAGGAGAAGCTCTAGGTAAAGGTCTGGACCTAAATGAGCTCAGGAAACAAGGTCGCCTTGTCGAAGATGCTCCCTCTGGCACCAAAACAATCACAACAGCAGACGCACTTGCAAAGGGATGGGATACCAACAATCTACCAAGCGGATATACCATCGACAGATCAGCCCAAGATGCACAACAGAAAGCCCTTTACGATCAAGAGACGGGCATGATTGACAGCGCCTATGGCGATGCGATGGGTATTTATGATGGAATATACAACAACAGAGTAGCTCAAAAAGATAACTATCTCAACACAGCTACGTCACCATACGATGCGCAGCTCCCTCTGCTCCAGACTCAAAGAGACTCAGCACTGCAAAACAACTCACAAATGCAGAATACGCAAGATATGGATCAGCAAAATGCAATTGCCTCAGCACGTCGTTTATATAGCGAGCTCGGACAGGGCGTAAAACAGCGCTTTGGTGGGACCAACTCAGCAGGTGAGTTTGCTCAACAATTTTATGGTCGTGAGTTTCAGAAGCAGCTTGGTGATGTTCAGAATACACATGGTAAGAATATAGCTGTCCTGCAAGATAAAGCTGCTCAAATCGATGCAGAGCATCAGGCTAATCTACGTCAGATCTCACTTCAAAGAGACGCAGCGAAAGCTCAGGCTCAGATTGATTTTCAGAATAAACTCGATGAGATCTCACAAGCCAAAGGACAGATCGCTCAAGCCAAAGCAGATAGAAAGCTCCAGGCCCTCCAGGGATACAGGCAAAACCTACTTCAAGTAGAGCAAAACTTTAATGCATTTGCTCAGAACATGGCGCTCCAAAAGCAAGCACAGCAAGCAGATCTTGAGAAGCAAGCACGAACACTAGCTGCGGGCTATTCAACTGCACCAGCGCTCAATAACTATACGCTCAATCCTACAAAGGGCATATCCAACGTAGCAAGTGGTCAGATTGACCAAAACTCATTGGTTGGTCAGGTAGCTCCAGGTACGACAGATAATCGTACATGGCTCCAGAAACTACTGTCAGGCGGACAATAATCGAATGTCTTTGAATACCCTCTACTAAATCTCATAGGTTGTCTACATATGGATATAACTTCGTATATAAAGAGCAAACTTGACCAGTTTCGCAATACAGTGACATCTGGATATAACAAAGTAGCCGATGCGCTTCCCCTAGTACTTAATACATCGCAAATACAGTCTTTTGTAAGTAATCCTGTTCAGTACGTATCGAATCCGAAATATAACAATGGAAATAACATATATTCAACATCTCCATTTCAAGTGAGCAGTGCGGTACAGCAGGCTTTTAGCTCTCCACAAGTCAAAGCATTTGGAAGTCTCATCTCACCACAGAGAGGCATCAATGACATAAGCCAGGGATTTCAGGGCGTGAATCAGCAGATGATTCAACCAACTCTTAACCTAGTCAAGCAAGGAGTACCCTCGGCTGTAAAGATGGGTGTTCAGACTTTCCCAGGAGCTAGAGGAGCAGTAAACACACTGAACCAATTTGGAGTGAAGACTCCTGACATACTCAATCAAGCACCTAGAGGGGTAGATCTTCTCAATATCGCGGGACTGGTCGGATCTACAAAAATCGTACCTAATATGATCGGTGGTTATCTTGGCGCAGGATTCAAAGCAGGAGAGAACGCATTAAGTAAACAACCCCTGACCCAAGGTCTAGGCGATGCATACAATCAAGGATTTCAATTCTCAGCACAACTCGGCCCCGTTGAGAAGTTCACGTCATGGGTAGCAGCACCGATTTTATCCAAACTCAAACTGGTATCTCCGATACTAGACAAAGTAGTAACAAAACTCACCCCAGGAGAGGTAACAGGATTCAAATCGTGGATCTCTGAGTCGCTGAAGCAAGGTAACAAGTCGGGACTCTCTATGTCAGTATTTGGAGCCCTACAAGATGCTAAAAACCCAGAGGAAGCACTGAAGAACGTATGGGATCAGTACAAGATGGGATTTGCTTTTGGAGGGGGATCTAAAGCGTTTGAGACTGCAATACCAGGGCTAGTAAAACCAGCCTTGAAGTTGGGTGGTCAGACCGGTGATCTTTATAGGAATGGTCTATATGGAAACGGAGAGTCAGGCATGGTCGGAAATCCGCGCGTTATCCATCCAGAAGATTACACCCTTTATGATTCAGCAAATACAGTCCTGCATGAGAAAAAAAAGTTCGGAGCTAATGAGATTGCCAAAGCCACAGAAGATGTCCGACTTCTTGGAGGAAAATATCTTCATGTAGGGGATTTGCCGGAGAGTGGTGATCCAATGCTTATATTAAATAGACTGACGAAACGGATGACAAGCGGCGCGTTGCCTACGTCTGGAAATGTAGGAGCTGCGAAGCTCAATGAGCCTATCGGTCAGATCGACCGTACAAAACTTACGGGGAGACAGCTGGATATGACAAATGAGCAGCTTTTGAAAGGAAGAAAAGGAGCAGCACAACCAGAGATACAAGCCGGAGCGCCAAAAGCACAGACCGTAGATCCGTTCCTCGCCGAATTGGATGCTGCAGCAGCCAAGCGAGACGTGAAGCCCTTAACAGTTTCACCGTCTGAAACAGCAAAGCAGCAACGACAAATGATCCAAGAAGAAATGAAACGTCCATATGTGGATAAGAAGTATAGCAAGAATGTACCTGATTATGCGAGCTCTGATGCTCCAGGCGTAGCAGGCAAGGCTGAGTTTAACGCCTCAGACCCTCAAGGTGGGTTTATGGACCATTTCAAGCGATGGATCGGTAAACGCGAAGCAGCAAAGACGCGAGCTACCCAAGCAGTACAGCCGATTGTCAGCATACCGAAAGAAATATCATGGGATGTGGTACGCGCTGTAGAGGAACCAAACTTTCAAACGACGCCAGAAGTAAGAAAATATGCTACTCAAATACGGTCAATGTATGACTCGCTTATTGCACAGGCTCAAAAGTCAGGTGTAGACGTGGAGTATCTCAAAAACTATATCACTCATCAATGGAAAGAATCACCAGAGCAGGTACAGCAAATGCTTGGTGCAAGCCAAAAGTTTAAGTTCAGCCTTGAGCGACAAATACCAACATACCAAGAAGGTATTGCGATGGGTCTAACACCAAAATACACAACACCAGCTCAAATCATGGAATCATACGTAACAAAACTTGAACAAACCAAGGCAAATCTTGATTTCTTCAACGCACTTAAGAAAAACGGTATCGTAGTGGACGCATCTATTGGATCTCGGACTAATGGATTCAAGCCCATTGATGCTGCAGGATTTCCAAAAAGCAGATCGTCAATGGATGGTACGCTTGTAGAGGGGCAATACTACGCTCCTGCTAAAGTAGCTGATACCATCAGCAGAGTATTTAATCCACAAGAGGCACCTGCAGCGCTACAAAAGGCTGCAGATATATCATCGGGCATGCAAAACGTACTCATGTCAGGTGGAGCGCCAAAAACACCGCTCAACTCATGGTCAGTTGCTCAGGCTACAAAAGAGTTTATGTCAGGGAGAATAAAAAAGCCCGTTGTCTCATTCATACGCTCATTTTCTGGTGACGCATCAAACAAGTTTTTTGCTGATAATGCCGGACAGATCATAAAGATGCAGGAAAGAAATATACCGGTATCAACATCATGGAATGCCGCCGATTTAGTTGATAAAAGCATGTTAGAAAAGCATCTAGGTAAAGATTTTTCAACAGCATTTGAGAAGTTGACCGGTGATCCAACATTCAAACGCTTTATGCCACAGCTACAAATATCATTCTTTAATGATACAGAGGCAGCGTTACTCAAGAAGGGATATAGCCAAGCAGAAGCGGCAGATATAGCAGCTCAGGCTGTCAAAAACTTTTATGGTGTCAAGCCATCTGATGTACGAGCTTTGCAAAGTCCCACAGTAGAGGCCGGCAAGACAGCAGCATTTTTTGCTCCACAGTATCGCGAATCAATGCTTAACTTTTGGATTAATAACATAAAATCAGTTGTGCCTGTTTCTATAGAGCGAAGCGCAGAGGGTATGAGGTTCAAGGTCAACAATCCTCTATCTCCACAAAATGCAAGCAATACAAAGTTTATGATCGGATCACTTTTGGCACTTGCAGGTATGGATCAGGCCAATAGAGCGCTTAATAATGGACGGAGTATGTGGGATAATCCCAAAGGGGACGAAGACAAGCTATTTGTCCCTGTTTCAAAAATAACAGGAAATACAGAGGACAAAACAGTCATAAAGATACCTTGGCTTTCATCTCTCGCGTTCTTACCCCGAACAGGCGTAAAGATACTCAAAGCAGCAGCAAATCTTGACTTTCCGCAGGTTGGTAGAGAGGCTAAGGGATTCTTGTCTACCCCACTTCGTCCACTTGCTGACGTTGCGACTAATCAAGACTACTTTCAAAATCCTATTTACGATCAAAACTCTGCTGTTGGTGATAAGGCAAAGTCTATTGGTGGATATTTGCTGAAAGAGTATGGACTACAGCACCCATACGCAAAGACAGCCTACGATGCAGCCACAGGCAAGATCGCATCACTCCCGCAGGGTATTGCGCAGGCGACAGAGCTACCTATCCGCTTTACAACGACCGACAAGGTAAACTCTCAATACTACTACCAGAATAAAGATCAGGCACTATCTGGACTCAATGCAAGTGAGCGAAGTGCTTTTGACTCCCTTCCAAAATACGATGTAAATAACCCATCTTCATATGACAAAGAAGATAGTCGTCTCAGATACGCCATATTTGCTAACAACCCACGTGTATTTGAAGCTAAAAAGGCTATAGAGATAGCAAGCGCTAAACAAAACGGAACCCCTCTTGACCCTATATATCTATTGTCCGGTGATGAAGCGCGTGCAGTATTTACCTTCTACCAAACATCGCCTGGATCGCAAGAGAGACGCGATCTAAAAGCACAGTATCCGATCATCAATAGTTTCCTCGATGCTCGGACAAAGTATTTTAATGATAAAGATATGCAAGCTATTCAGGACCAGTATTCAAAGGGCCAAATCACTCAAGAGCAAGCATCCGCAGCAACACAAGCACTGAACGATAAAATCGCGTCATTTGCATCTGGCGGCAGTAAGAAGCCAAAAAAGATCGCTGCAAGTAGGGTCAGAAAGGTAAGATTTGCAAAGGCAAAAGTAAAGATCGGAAAGTTCAAACCGTTCAAGTTTCCGAAACTCGCAAAGCTAAAGAAATACAAGGTAAAAAAACTCACAGCACGTGCTTGATAACCCTCTGTAGGATCTCATAGGTTGGCTGTATATGGCAGTCATCTATAAAGTACCCCTCTCAAACAATAGTCAGTATACGCTTGATACTCAATACACCGCAGGCGGCACGTCGCTTGTGCTAAATACCAACGTAGCCTCAGTCGTACAAGCTCCTGGCACGTGTGTTGTTGATCGTGTTGATTCATCTGGTAACAAAACAGCTTCAAAACGAACCTATTACACCTTTACGGGCGTATCTACGACCACACTTACAGGTTTAGCAGTAGCAGACGGTACTGATCAGGCACATGCAGTCGGGGCTATAGTCGAGTTTGTACCGGACATCACATGGGCTCAGGCTATGTATAACGGACTTACTGCTGTAGTTGACCCAACGACACAAGCTTTAGATACGACCAAAGTAGTTGATCTAACGACTGCACAGACCATCTCAAAAAAGACCATAAAAAGCTCATTAGCAGAAGTCGTCACAACAGCCGGAGGTACTACGACATATACCCTCACCCCATCCGTGGCGATTGCAGCTTACGCCACAGGTCAGGAGTTTGTGATAAAGATGAACGCCACCAACACAGGCGCATCAACAATAAACATATCAGGACTCGGTGCGAAATCGCTCACCAAAGGTGGAGCTACCGCACTCGCATCAGGAGATCTTCTAATCGATGCGGTGTACAAGATCGTTTACGATGGGACACAGTTTCAGGTGAGTGGAATCAGTGCGTCAACTACAACCGCAGCAACAAGAGCAGAAGTCGCAACGGGAACAAGTAATACAGTATTTGCGACACCTCAAAACCTGCATGAGTTCCATGTACCGCCTCAAGGATTCCTCTATAACGGAAAAATAGTACCTTCTGTCGCCTCAAACAACTTGACGGTAGCACTCAAAGGTCTGGACGGAAATGATCCATCAGCTACTAATCCCGTGTATGTGAGAATTGGTGACTCAGTGCGATCAATCACCGCAGCACTATCAGTCACGAAGAATGCAGGGACTAACTGGTTCGGTAGTGGAGCAACAGGTCTAGCGACAACAGAGATAGACTATTTTGTGTATCTAGGATACAACGCCACTGATGGAGTAACGATCGGGTTTGCTCGTATCCCCCTGGCCCGCAGATACGGAGATTTCTCTACCACCACAACTAACGAAAAATACTGTGCCATTTCGACGATTGCCACGGCAGCGTCGACCGACTACTACGAAATGATTGGTTGGTTTGGCGCAACTCTTTCGGCTGGAGCTGGTTACACATGGAGCGTGCCTACGTTTACAGGAGACAACCTCTCACAGAAACCAACGCTGGGTAGATGGCTTGTATATACGCCAACAGCAACCGCAGGAGCCAGTATGACCTATACATCCACCGCCTTTACTTGCTACTACAAGGCACTAGACAAAGACACCTTTGCATATGATATTTACATGACAGGAACAGTGGGAGGTACACCAGCTCCAAATATAGGTATAACCTTGCCATTTACGCCTAGAGCTATTTATACGCTTGGATCGGCTCTAACGTACGCCACTGGGACAACGGTTTATTCCGCAACAGGATCTAACTTTGCCTCAAATACATCATTGGATTTGTACAAATACGACCGCTCTAATCTAACTGCGGGCAATGGTAACTTTCAAGGGATGATCTGGGTAAGGATTTCACCATAATTATGACCACTCAACTCACCACCTTTATCGCACGATGGTATAACCGCTTTGCGGATTGGGATGGTGTATATGGCGCACAGTGCTTCGACCTCATTCAATTCTGGTCAGCAGAGCTACAGGGTGGATGGATACCAGGACTGCTCGCCAAGGACATCATGGATCAAAACCTACCAAACTACGACAAGATCTGGAACGGACCCGATAACATCCCTCAAGAGGGTGATATTGTGGTCTGGGGCGGAGGGATCAATGGCGGACTTGGACACACTGCAATTGCAACAGGAAAAGGCGATGTATGGACGTTTCAGGTCTTCTCACAGAATGATCCTGTCGGATCACCGTGTGTCTACAGAACATATACATACTCCTACGTCCGTGGCTGGCTCAGACGCAAGGTAGCGACTCCAAATGCAGATGAATACGTCTCACGACTCACTCAATCCCTGGTCAGTGCAGAAAACGCAATAGTAGCAGGTGAACAAGTGAAAGATCCTAAGTGGAAGGCAAAAAATGCAGCAAATAAGACCAAACTTTTATCACTTGCCTCCCGACTATGACCGCAAACAAAGAATTGGGATTTTTGGGGATAACCCTC